AAATTTCTTTATAATTTTTGAAGAATTGACGGATTCAACAATCCAATCGCCTTTATTCCAAGTATATCCGTAAGAAGTGTATCGATTTTTATTAATATAAAATGGTTTATTTTCATAAAACAATGTATCTAACAAAATTCTAATATTATTATCTACGATTCCTTGTTCCGTTGCTTGTTCTAAACTTCTATTTGGTTGTGGATAATATTGTGACCGAATAAGTAAGCTGTTAAAATAGCTTGGTGAAAAAAACTGCTCACATATAAAATCCTCATTTTTACCTTTTGGAATCGTTTGGACGATTTTTTTATCTAATTTAATTAAAGGATTGAAATAAATTGTTTTACTAGAAATAGATGGCAATGTCATATTAGGAGAATAAATTGTTTTTGAATGTCCCAAAATTCTAGTATTTAATAATATAGTAATAGATGCAGGATAATAATTTTTCAAGTTACTATTATTAGTTTTCACGTTTCCATTATTCATAGTGTCATTATTCATACTATACTAATTGTATTATAATTGTTTTCTACTTATATAATTAAAATATTATTTAATTACTATTCATATATTTTGTAATAGTATTTTTAATATTATCTCCGATGTTTGGTTGTACTCCTACACCATTTCTTCCTCCGGATCCATTTGTATTGGTGCTGGTGCTGGTGCTATTCAATTGTTTTTCTTTTTTAGCTTTTTCCAAAATTTGAATTGCTTGAGTTAATTCTTCATGTGATACTATACCATCATTATTAGTATCCATTAATTTATTTAGTACTCTATAATCATGTGGAACAATACAAAATGTGCTTTCTTCATTAAATAAAAATTCAGACAATATAACAAATACAGCAGTTAATACTAACGATGTGTATATGTCACGTGTAGCCATCCATGCCATCGCAAATACTAAAATTTGTTTTGTAATAGCAAATTTTAAATATTCTTCTGCTGACTTGCTAAATTGTACCGATATAAATTTTGATCCAATATTTAATAAAATCATTACAACACCCGCGAAAAATCGACTACTGTTTAAAAATAAAATGTGATCGTTAATATAATCTAGAAATCCATGAAAACCTTTGTATGATTTTTTAATAGGTGTTTGTGGAGTTGTATTAGGAAATAATGGATTGCCTTGTGTTGATGATGGTGTGGATCTTGGTACTGGTGGTGTTGATCCTAGTTTTGAAGTAGGATTCTTTGGTATCTTTGGTATATTAATACCCCTTTTTAATGATATATTTTTTTTTGAATTATTTTGTTTTGTCATATATTTTATGGATATTAAATATATAACAAAATTTTTTTATATATAAAAACCGATTTAGAAAACCGATTTAAAAAACCGATTCATTTTGGATGTATATTTGGTTAGTTGTCTATTTTTAAAATTTCTTAACTTTCGTTTTTGCGAATTAAATGTTTTTCTTAGCGAAAATGCTTCTAGATGGTTCGATTCATGAATGTTATACATAGCCGAAAATACAAAAATAACAGAAATCACAATAACACAACATAATAAAATAGAAATAGTAGTCTTTTTAAATTTGAACATGTTTATTTAATATTAACTAATATTTTATGTTTTGATATTTTTGGTTTTATTGTAAAAAAGGTGCATAATTATTGTTGAACGTTCCTTCAAATGAAGGAAAAATTTGCATAATATTGGAATTGTTTGTATTTAACCCACCATATTCAAAACTCGCCGAGCTATTCGATTGTTTAGAAGAAATATTGTTTTCTAGAGTAAGAATATCTTGTATTGTAATATTTTTTTTATTTTGTGGTGTTTCTATAACGCTAGACATATTGTAATCCATGTTATTATATTTAGAAATATTTGCATGTTTACGCTGATATTCATATAAAAATACTATTATCCCCAAAAATAATATACCTAAAAATAAATTACAACTAGCTACAGCTAATAATACGACTAATAATACTATTCTCCCTAAATCGGAATCAAAACAAAATGTTGTTACTGCAAAAACTGATATGTTGTTAAAAAAAATAAAATAAATAAACAAAATTAAAAATGTGATAATAACACCGTTATACATATATTTTTGCATGTTTTTATTTGGATTTGGATTTATTTTATTAATATACGTCATTTTATATTATAAATATAATATATTATAATATAATTAATAATAATATTAAAATTTCATTCACATAATCAAATTATTATCTAAATTTTTATTAAGAAGAATATGTCTTTAGCATTATATGCATCACCATATGATAATAATGGAATAGATAATAGTACAGATAATTTAATATCCAAAAAAAGATTTGCTCATCATAATAATAGAACTCAAAAATATAGGGTCAATGGCAACATTCAAGACAATAAAGTAAATAATATTATAAAAAAAATTCACGACAATTCTATGTATAATGATTCAATCGATGGTGTGGAGATGGGTGATTTTTCACCATTATCACCTCCAGACTCCGCAGGAGTAAATAGAACTATAGATAAATCTAGTTTTAAAGAAAATTATACGGGTATTGGTATAGACAGTGACAATGATACTGATAATTACAATACTAGTAAAAATAACACGGTAAATGCTTTAAATAGTTCAGATAATTCAAATTACTACACTATTCCTTCAGATAATAATTCAAAATCATATACGCAATCAACCCAACCAACCCATGCGAACCAACCAACTCAACCAAACCAGTCAAATCAACCGACTGCGAGTAATTATTTAGATAGTATAGAATATAATAATTTAAATAACAATTACGGAGATAACAAATCAGTAGAAGAATATTATAAAAAATTTAGTCCTAATTATAGTTATGGTACCGTGTCCAATTGGAATAGAACTGCTCAAACACATGCTCATTCTAACGCGAACAATATTAATAAAAAAATATATGCAAATTCTGACAATATGATTAACAGTCCTTTTTTACCGTCATTAATGTCATCCTCTTCCCCCACAAACACTGAAAATTCCATTTTAATAGAAAAATTAAACTATATGATTCATCTTTTAGAAGAACAACAAGATGAACGAACCAACAATGTAACGGAAGAAGTTATACTATATTGCTTTTTAGGAGTATTTATGATTTTTATAGTGGATAGTTTTACCAGAGTCGGAAAATATGTGAGGTAATCAGAATACTAACCCTAACCCTAACCCCCCATACAGTCAAAAATATTTATTTATTGTAATATAAATACATGTTTAGAATCACATTGTTTATGAATATAATTATATAAAAAATACATGGTATCTCTCGTTCTATAAAATAAGGTTGATTTGTTTTGGGTCGTTTTTATTAAATCATTTACAATAATACAATTGTCTGATATATTTTCTATGCAGAAAAACTCATATTCTTCTTTTTCGCTGGATTTTTTGGGGTTCTTTTTGTCAGACTGCTCGTGTAGTACTTTTTTTTCAGTAAGTTGATACAATAACAATTTAAATCCATAAATAAACAACTCCTCCGTGTTTTTATTTATTCTACCCACTCGTGTTTCCTCTTTATCATAATAACAAATAGAACCAACACATGAAATCGTACGTTTGTGTAATCTGAAAAAATAAACGGATATTATTTGTCCGTTAATGACATCAAACAAATAATAAACAATCAGGGTTCTCGATGTGATTTGTTCGAATAAGTTGTTTATATTGGGTAAAATAAAAATATTGAATCGATCCAGATGTTGTTCTTTAATGAAGTCCAATACATTATGAAACGATGATTTTGTAACTTCAAAAGCCTGATAATGTTTAAAATGATTTTGTGATTGAGTTAAACTTGCACCTATAGATTTCTTACAATAATATTGTTTGAGAGAAAACACGTAGGATTTATATAGACATAATGGGACAACTCCAATGTTATTGTTTGTGTTAGACCGTTTAAATAGACAAATACGAATATTTTTATCGTTGTTGCCATTTAATGTCATCGCGTTCAACAATTGCTGGTTATATATATGGGTTTGTATGAGCTCGTATTTTATAAGTTGTTGTTCTTGTTTTCTTTTATTGTTATCTACATGTAAAAAATCAATGTAATATATTGGTTGTTCGTTAGTATTATCATTCGATTGTTTAATAAACATACGTAAGGGACGACTTGTTATCATACCCAAAGGTCGTTTTTCATCCATATAATATCCTTTTTCAATGTTTTCATATATAACAGGTTCGTTGTAAAAGGATATGTAGCTTCTCTCTAAAACACTATTGAAGATGGGTGAAATATCATGTTTCGTTTTTATATCACCGATTTTGTTTTGTATCATAGAGAGAAACTTGTTCCATAGAGGATCTTCGAGTTTGGCAAAAGATGTGGTTTCAATGTTTGAAAAATTTGTGTATTTGTTTTTGCATGGTTGTTCTAGTTGTATGAGTTGAGGTGATGAAAAATAATACATTATATTATATTTATGAAATATTGGTTGTTGAATCCAAAAACGGTCGTATATTATGCGTGTATATATGATATAAATAAAACATAATAATAGTAGGACTATAGGAATATATAACATCCATATCATCTAGAGTATGAATGTCTAATAAATTATAAAATGTATTTTATATTTTATTGTATTTATATAATATATGAGCCTAAATTTTAACTATTTGACTTTATTTATTGGTTCTTTTTTAGTAATATGTATATCAACTTACTTTAAAAATAATGCGGATTTAAAAGCTCTACTTTATTTTATTCTATTAATTGCGTTGTTATTAGTTACAAAATTAAATACTTTTGCTGTTTTAATAACTACATTAATAATATGGTTAGGAGATGGATTAGTACAAGAACTAACCAAAAGACAAAGATATGGTGTCGCATGGAAGTATTCAAACACGATACTATTAAACACATCTTTATTTGTATATTCAGCGTATGGAGTTGTAATAGTACTGGGATTAGTTTTATTCAGATTAATAAACGGTAACGATATATCGTTACCAAAATCAAAATACATGTATTTAATTTTCCCGGCGTTGGGATCATTTTTGGTACCAATAGTTTTTAACAATTATCCAGATTTAGAATTTGTAGGGTTAATGCTTACATTAGGATTCGCTTTGTTTATTACTAATTTTAAATCGTTAATGGTATTAATATTTACATTTTTAGCAGTTCTGTTTGATATGAATTTTTATAGATTCAATAGAAAATTATATTGGATTCGAAGACCAATTAAAAATGAAATATATATAGGAACTGAACCGTTGAATTTTATTCCAATGTGGTGTATGTTTTTTATATCTTCTTTATGTTTCTATAATTTATTTGCTAATGTTATTTAGAATTCCATTTCCATGTTTTTGGTTTCTTTTATGTTTTTTATATTTTTGTTTTTGTTTTTTCATGTTTTTTGTTTTTTGGTCGTCTTCTTTTACACCAATATGTGACTCTTTAATCACAACATTATCTTTACGAATAAAAAACTTGAATATGAACCAAATCACCAAATATCCAATATGCCATAATTTTAACATTGGGAGTCCTAACACAAAATAATCCTTATAAACAATAAACAGAACACATGTGATAATACTATATAAAACAAAAATTATTCGCCAATGATATTTTTTACTGCTATTCTCTTCATTAAAATAATAGGATTCCCATAAATATGAAAAAAAAGTAAATGCAATATAAATAGCAGAAATAATATATTTGTTTTTGGATAGTAAAAATGTCCAAAAAGACCTGAATGTAGAAAAATAGTGCTTGTAATTATAGAAAAATATAAAGACAGCTAATACAGTAACGTAAATTATACTATTATTCCAATAAGGATCATTAATAGCGGTGTCTTCTATGGGGGTGTTATTTAATTTTATTAGTATTAAATCACCTAAATATAAATTATAGCATAAACCAAATAAAAATGGAATAATAAAACTATTTTCATATAAAAAAAGAATTGTTATAATACCAATCATAAAAATTTTAATATTTTCGGTTAAATAAACACTGCATGTCAGTTTGTTATCTACAATTTCATCATATGTTTTAACAAGACAACCAAATAAAAATGACAATACAAAAACCATATATATATTTTTATTATCCTGATAGGGTATATTTATTATCATGATGGTTGATAATATAATCACATTATAATTATATTATCAAATTTTATCGTATTTATATATAGAATTAAAAAGTTATAATATAAAATAAAAATATCATAATATATATGATATACTCGCTTTTATATATATTTATATATTCTAATGCGAATAATATAATAAATAATTTATATTTATCAAATTTTTCTAATATAATAAATAATGAATTTATCCAACAAAATACTAATTTTTATTATTCTATTATGAACATAAATAAATTCGGTTTATCTATATATTTTATTTATTTGATTAAAAATATTATTTATTATAATGCAACCAATGATTATTCAATTCTATTAGCGCTAATTTATATAAAATATACATTAAATATTCTTTTGCAGAATAATATGACACTTTATGAATACGAATTCAACAGAAATATTATGTGGTTATTTGCGACACCATTAATGCTTAAAATGTATTGTGATGTTAATAAATTTAATATATACAAAATAAATATACAATATCATATTATACCAGTATTAATAAATATATTTATTTATCCTTATTATAATAGTAAAATTTATTATTATTTTATTGGTTTTTCATGGATATTAGTTATAATTTTTATGAAATCATTGTATGAAAGACGCTCATTGTTATTTACTAATATATATTTATTTATATGGTTCATGTTTATGTTAATAAATTTCATGGAATTAACAAATATAACTAATAAATATAATATTACTTTGTATTATTCGTTTGCGGATATGTTAAGTAAAATTATGGCGAGTATAATAATTAATGATTATAATGAAAGAAAATTAATGCAAATAAATAATATGGATTTACAATCTGTACAGTTTATAACATATTTGATTAAATATATAAAAAAATATGAACATGAAACTGCAATTATAAGCGAACAATGTAATAATTTTATTAAATTTACAGCAAATAAATTATTAACGAGAATACCAGAAAATAAAACTATACTGGAACAAGAGTTATTGAAAAAAATATTACCGTTAGATTTAGATAAAGAGTATATAGCAAATGCAAATACATACGCAAATACATACGCAAATACAAACATAACTACAAACGCAAAACAATATGATATGATATGTATTCTTTTTTCTGATATAGTGAATTATACAGAATTAGCAAAAAAATATAACAATGAAGTTATTTTTCAGTTACTCAATAATATATATGTTGCGTTTGACAAAATAATAAAAAAATATCCACATTTGCAAAAAATAGAAACTATTGGAGATGCTTATATGGTAGTAGGTGATATTTTTAGAAATGATATTAATCATAAAATTGTTATAAAAGAAATTATATTGTTTGCATTTGATATTATTAAAGAAATAAAAACAATAAAAACACCACATAAAAATGAGCTGTTAATTCGTATTGGAATTAATATGGGATCTGTTAGTATAGGAATACTAGGCAATGAAATACCACGTTTATGTGTTGTGGGTAACACTGTAAATGTTGCATCTAGATTACAATCTACTGCCGAAATTGATACGATTCAATTTTCTAGGCATATATATGAACAATTAGAAGAAATAGAATTTGATATAAAATTTGAAATTATAAAAAAAGAGAATGTATTTTTGAAAAATTTGGGTTCAGTGACAACCTACAATATTTCTCCAAACTAATTAGGTTTTGTAAAAACATAAATATATTGATTATGTCGTGATTGTTCTATATTACCCATATCTATCATACCTTGTAAAATAAATCCTTCATTTAATGCCATATTATTTATTTCATCGATTGATTCCATGTAGAGCACATGAGAATTTTTTCTAACTACTTGATTATCATTTCTGTTTTTTTTGAATGTTTCATTAATAGTAGCATAATTGTTTTCGTTGTTTATTTCAAAAATAGAAGAATAATCCATATTATAGTTTGGAATAGCAACTTTGTTTTGAATAATTCGTGCGTTACCCATTTGTTTCTTTGAATTTTTATCATTATTGAATAATCCACTAGATGGAATTGTATAATTAAAATTATTTTTATCAACCAGATGTACCAATAAATAACCTCCTGGCATTAACCAATTCATACAATTTTGGAAAAATGCTGATTTGTTTTGTATATAATATATGGTAAAATCCATACAGTTTATATGCGTAAAACTATTTTGTGTAAATACGTTTATATTGAGAACATCACCATGAATGTAATTATTTATTAATTCGGGATAATTTTGTTTCGCTTTTTTAATCATAGAAGGTGAAATATCTATACCATGGGCATTATATCCTTTTGATGCTAAATTACCCACATAATGACCAGTTCCGGAACCAATGTCTAAAATAATACTTTCACTTGTAGGATTTGCATTGTTTATTAATACTCCAATTTCATAATTATTTTTAAATTTATAATAGAGTAAATCATCATATATAGTTGCATAAAAATCATCATATATGTCATTGATATTAGATTTAACTGAGAAATCGGAACCTAAATATAAATCTGTATTGTTTAATTCTGATGTTATATCATGACTTAAAATGTCTGTAAATCCTTCTTGTTTTTGTGATTTATCCAATGATTTAGATATGAAAAATATGACAGCTAATAATAGAAAAAATAGTAATACTTTACCCCATGTTGACGTATGTTTGTATAAATCATTAACAGATTCTATAATATTATTCATGATAGTATTTTTAAATTTAGTCATTTTGTATTATATATAGGTTTGTATTATAAATTATAATGGCTCTTCTATTTTATAATTTTATTTTATAATTTTTAATTTTTATAGGGATTTTTAGTATTTTTAATGTATTTTTTTTATTCTATGTATATTAAATCACACAACAGATAAATCATGGATCATGAAATTAATGATATTCGATCAGCAAAAGAATTTAAAGGAATAACATTTTCTGAATTTAAAAAATCCGATGTTAAAAAAGAACTATTAAAATGCTTAATTAATTCCAATATAGAATCATCAATCTATTGGTCCGCCGAATTAATCTGTTCAGGAAATTATATTGATTTATGGGATATTATTATTTATTTTTTTAGTAAATATATTCATTTGGGGAATCCTAAATTATCTGTTTATCTAGAAGTAAGAATCCAAACATTTAAAACGATATTACAGAATGGATACGTTCAATCAGAGCTTTCAATGCGTAATAATTCAAAAATAAGAAAATTATTTGCAGAAATGATGTTTATATTATGCAGTGTTAAACGACGACATTGTTTTGAATCAATTAACATTAAAAAAGAGGAATTTGAAATGATAAATATGACAAATAAATTAAAAGCGCCCGATGTTTATTATGCGAATTCTGTTTTTAAAAAAGATGATCCTAAAGAATTATTTATAGCAATCAATGAATTAGTTTATAATATATCCAATGATGGTAAAAATACGATACAAGCGTGTTATTGGGTTGAGTGGATAATGGAATTCGAACATATATGTAAAACCAAAAAAGAAAAATGCCTATGTGAACGTCGTACTAATATACCGGTTGATAGCAAATTTCAAATGGATATAATATGGATAATATGGGATGTTTTATTGTATTATTCAAATGATAAAAGTGAATTAATAAAAAAAATTATGAAAAGTTTATTGAATTTATATTGTTTGCGATATGGTAATAGTCAAAGCATTTTTAAAAAACGGAAATATTTAATATATTACGCTGTTTCAATTTTAACAGAAACAATTATAAATATTGGTAATGAAGAATTGCTTTCCAATGAACAAAAAGAAAAGCTGGTAATTGTATTGAACAAAATAGATAATATTTATAAACAAATAAAAAAAAATGAAAAGTCACCTAATACGGATTACTTGTTTAACAATACATCCAAAAGTAATTTAGAGAAAACAATTGAGAAACTAGAAAAGATGAACGCATTTGGAGAAGAATTTGTTCCTAGGGTATAATTTGCTTTTTTATGCATCCCAACATTTATAAAAAATAAAAATATTATGATATATTAATTATAACCATGTATAAATATCATAATAAAACTACTACAGGCAAGTCACATAAGTCACACAATAGAATTAGAAACAAGACCAAAAAAAATTTACACAAATTACCAGGAAACGTTGATGCATTTGAGAGAGAAATAACTGTGCGTTTTCTAGAAACAATAATTATGATAAAATTGTATCATTGGAAGACATATAGTTATGCCACTCATAAAGCTACAGATGATTTATATAGCAAAATAAATGAAAATATGGATCGATTTATTGAAGTTTTATTAGGAAAAGCAGGAAATCGTATCAATTTATTGAAAATCAATCATATAAAACTAACGGATTTTAACTCATCCGTTGAGGATACGAAAAAATTCAAACATGAAATTATCAAATTTAAAGAATATTTAGTAAATTTAAATTCAAATCCATTTATGGTTAAAATGTCGAATACAGATTTATATAATATTCGAGATGAGATATTGTCTGATCTGAATCAATTTTTATATTTGTTTACTTTCAAATAACATAATAAAACAAAATCAATTATTAGGTTTATTAGATCATTTTTAATTCTAACATATATATAATAATACACGAAAATGAATTCAAATAACGATAATGAATCAAAAAATAATATGGAGGATAAATTAAGTTCTTTATCTTCAAGTATTCAGTCTGGTCTTAAATCACTTACTAACTCATCATCTTCGTCTTTGACATCAGGAGATGATATAGTGAATTCTTCTAATTCAAATATGTCATCTAAAAAAATATTGGGATTGGATTGGAAGATTTTCGTATTAATTATTTTTATTTTTGGTTTGTTAGGTGTTAATATATTTGTATATTTAGCGGTAGGAACACAGGATGTTATAAATGCAATAAAACCGATAACAACTGCGCTTAGTAATTTATTTCATTCGATTTTTAGAGGGTCTATCTTGAATATTTTTAAAAATGCCATTCAAGGAGTGCATGATTTGTTATTTATAGCTCAAGGAACAATTAAAGGTGGCGTTTATGCTGCAGATAAATTATCAAAAGAACAAACTGAAAATAGTTCATTGAATTATAATACTACTAGTACTCCATCCCCTACTACACAATCATATAAACAACCAACATCTTTACCACAAACAGTTGCATCAAATGGCTCTATTAAAAATAGTGGACAATATCCTACATCACAACCAATACCACCAATATCACCCTCAATAAAAAATATTTCATCACAGAATGTAGCGAATTCAATACCACTAGCCAATTCACTAAACAGCAACGCATTAGATAAAGCGTTAAATACAGCATTGATTGAAGATACAAATGGTTCAATGAATAATAATATGTCAAATACATTCAATTATAAAGCGGATGATTCAATGAGTAATATTCAACAAAGTAAATCAACTAGCAAATCAGGATGGTGTTTTATAGGTGAGGATAGAGGATTTCGTAGCTGTATTCAGGTAAATGAAAATGAAAAATGCATGTCTGGTGATATTTTCCCTTCACAAGAAATATGTATTAATCCTAACTTGAGACAATAGGTTCAATTTATATTTTTTTTATATTTTATAGTAAACATAAAATATAAATGAGTTGTTTATTCAATAGTTTAAGTTATTTTATCAAGGAAGACAGCTACAAAATAAGACAAACAATATGTGCTTATTTAGAAGAAAATAAACCTATTATAGATGGTTTAGAAACACATGATGTACTTATGATTGAAAGTATTAACCCAAATACTTATATTACAAAAATGCGACAAGTATCTACATGGGGTGGAGCTATCGAAATTCAATGTGCATGTAATATATGGAATCTTCAAATAAATGTATCGAACTATAGAGACGCTGGAAATAGAATAATTGAATTTGTTCCTATAAATGGAAATATTGCAAACACTGTCAACATATACTGGAATGGTGGTCATTACGAACCTATCAGAAAATAAAAATCTTTCTTTCTTTGTAATAAATATAATAAATATAATAAAAGAGTATTAGCATAGAACGTATAACATAAAATGAATGAAAAAACATGGCAAAATATAAAAATTACACCGAAACCAAAACAAATAGATCAAGAATTATTGAATGCATGTTATTTTGGAAATATAACAGGTGTCAAGAAATGGTTAAAAATGGGTGCAAATGTTGAATACGTAGAAGAACGCGATGGATGGTTACCATTGCATTATGCTGCAAGATGGGGTGATTTAGATATGTTAAATTTATTGATAAAATATGGTGCTGATGTAAATGGTAAAACAAAAAGTAGAGAAACCGCATTACATAAATGTGGTCGATGGGATAGAAAAGATGCTGCTATTATATTACTGCAATTAGGAGCAGATCCAACTTGTAAAAATAGTGATGGTAATATAGCATCTGATATGACGGTAGATCCAGAATTGAAATTTCTATTGGATCATTTCAATGAATACAAAGAAATTATAAAAACAAAAATTACCAAATAAATGTCTAGCTAGAATTGACTGAAGTTAAACCTTTATAATTAGTAGGAAATTTATCACCATCTATTGCAGAAGATGTATTTATGCCACTATTTGTTAAAAACGTAGGAGAACCTTTTGTATAACATAATTCAGTATCTTTTCCATTTTCTCTCGGAACATTTGAATAACTAGATGGGAAACAAACAATCGGATTATAATCACAAATAACCTTGGATTTGCCACTACAGATATCTGATATTGTTCCTATAATAATACTACCACCATCAGGAATATTTCTATTTTGTGGGGTATTCACAACTGGTACATAATCAGGTAATGTAAATTTATTTTTAGACGGTGTTGGTGTGGGTGGTGGAAGTATAGTAGGGTTAACACTGGGTGTATTGTCATTTGGAGGCAAGGTATTTGCTGGTGTTTGTGGAGTATAAGTTGGACATGTTATTGGTTCGGTTGTTTGTGCTCCAGTTTCACTATTAATAACAGTATAATTAACCCTTTTCAAATAATTAATATTTGGATTAGTATAAGTTTCCGTTTGAGTAGCATATCCTTTTTTACTAATCCATTTTCCTTTACATATCGATGAATATATTTGATTTTTTGTTAATTTATTTGTATGATGTATGTAAGCATATTGCAATACATTTCCTTTTTTGTACATATTAAATGTATTATTAAGTTCACTAACTAAAACATATTTTTTTAATATGGGAACATATATAATATCATTTGGATTTAATTTATCAGTAATATAATCATTCACATCAGTACATCCACTTTGTTCTCTATACCATGGATTACTTGTTGATATAACATAATTTGGTCCCAAACAACTCATAGTAACTTATTATATGTTATATTTTATATGTTATATTTTATATGTAGATAATAATAAACATAATAATGGAAATATTTTATTATGTTTATTTATTGTTGTTTGTGATCTGTTGTTGGTGATCTGTTGGTGTTTATCAATATAAATTATCTACGGATTGAATTCATTTCTACTATCCGCAAAATACCATCGTAATGATAAATAGTTAGGGAATCTCAATTGTAATCCACTTGAACTAGTATTACTAATATTTGTTTTAGTAGTTGGACCTCTAAATGCAATTTTTTGAATATCAACAGAATTTAATGCTTTACTATAATACCATAAATTAGAAATATATCCGTTAAATCCACCATTCATGGCAACATACACATTACCATAATTTTGTTTTGGAACTCCTGATAAATTTGTTGATTTTGTTATAACACCATTGATATATACATCAAGAGTTGTATTAACACATTTTATGATAACATTTACCCATTTATTTAATGGAATATCTGGAATTCTAATTTCTTCATTAATAACCTCATTTGTGTTCATGATGACTAATAATTCGTTTTTATAAGGTGTCAAATATAAACCAGGAGCATTATTTGGAAAATTTAAACCATTGGGTAAAAAAATATCCGTTCCTTTACTAAAAATATGCCTATACACACCTGCATTACTAGAATTAAAACGATTGCCTGAAGTATCGATTCCATTGACATATATCCATACAGACCATGTAAATTCAATACCTCCTGATTGATTCATGGATCTAGATATCGTTTTTGCACCTTTTACATTTGGATTTTGATTAATGACTAAACTTTGTGTAGCATCTACCATACCATTAATTAAATGTGGATTTTGTCCACGATTGAATAAAACGCTTAATAGCATAATTCCTAAACGTAGTGCTATAATAAATCCAAAAATAACTAAAAGTAAAAATGCTACCTTTGATATTAAACTATTTGATTCAGAAAATACACTATTACTGGTTGAACTGGAACTGGATTTACTCCCGGAAGGTGCTGAACCACTATTTTTTAAAATAAATTTGTTATATAAAGAATTTTTATCAGCATTGCTACTCATTTGTATTTTCTATTATGTATAATTGTTTTAAATGTAATATTATGATATTAATAAAAATATTTATGAGTATATTATATATTATATATATAAAAATCATTTTAAATTTTTATATATTTCAGATTATAGGGTAAATATACTGCGAATTGTTTACTGTAAATAAACTAATCATCATAGTATACTGCAAAATTTGATTAAATCTGAATAGTATTGACTGGTATGCTGTTTTTCATTAATGTCACATCTAATTTATATTGACCAAACATACTAGCTAATTTGCCACCTGCACTAGAATAACCACTATTATAAACATTCCAAGCTTGTTGTGGATTTAATGGTGTATTCCAATATTGGAATTTTGATGTATATCCGTCAAAACCTCCTTTTGGTGTTACATAGATAGAAGGTGGATTTGTAGTTGGTATTTTTGCTACACCAGGTAAAACACATGTTTTTACTAGTTTGCCATCAATATAAACATCCAATGTTCTACCATAAACACTTATCAATAAATTCACCCATGTTTGTATTGGAATATTTGCTACATTACATGTATGTAATAAATTTACATTTGGATTTGGAGAACCTTGGCAACTTAGAACAACTCCTAAATTGTTTTCGACTGCACCTAATACAACTAATGGACATGGATTTACACCATATACATTTTGAACACCTGATTGTGTATTTCCACTGCTATCTGTACCACCTGGATTCAATCTTCCAAATAATACCTTTGGTTTTCCGTAATTATAATTCCAATCATTTATATAAAACCAAATAGAATAAGCAAAATTAGATGATGTTCCATTATTACCACCCACTAAACTACTTGCTGGAATAATTACTTGTGTTTGTGCATTTGAAACCGTACTAGACAATGTATTACTTGGTCTCATAAAATACATAATAGTAAAATATATCAATATAATGATAAAGATGATTAAAAAAATATTCATGACTGTTTTATATTATAAATGTAGAAAAATAATAATGTAATTATTCAAAATATATTTATTCCATGAATAATAAATATAAAACTGAGAAATTCGAATTGCTAAAATGAGTTGTATTGTTTCGTTCTTAATATGTCACCATGATTTATAACCAACCAACTAACCAACTATTATGATACATAATTGAAAAATCTAGTAAAAAATCCTGGCGCCATTACATATGGGGTTGGTATATTACCATTATTTTGTGTGGTTTTTGTAGTAGTTTGGGTAGTAGTTGATGGCATTATTGCGGGTGATTGGGTTAATATAGTAGTATTTGAATCGCTACCATATTGTGTATACGTTTTTTGATTCGTGTTACCATTAGGGTTAGGGTTAGGAACAAAAACAACTGTTTTGTTAAAATTAGAATAAGTAATTGGTGGTGTTTTGTTTTTAAATAATTCATATAAATAATATATTTGTGAATAGGTAAGTGGTTTATTGAAAAATGTCATATTACAAATACCACCACTAATACCATTATTACTACCAATTGTTAGAAAGTCAGATACATCAATCCATGGTACTACACCAGGTTGTGATTTAACTAATTGTCCATTATAAAAAATGTCCATAGTTCCATTGTATAAATTCAATGCAATATGATTCCATTTTTGTAATTGAATGTTTTCCAATCGAAATATTTCTTTATTTGCATTTTTATCAAAGTGAATTATATTGTTGGATCCGTCTCGCATGTAATGATTGCTTTGTTTTGTAGTTCTTGTATTGGTTCTTTTTGTACCGTTTGGATTATCTGATACATTAAATCCTTTATTATATAAAATATCATTCATATCAGCGTCAGCATTTGAAATATCAATATATTCACGACTATATTTTTGTGTGAATATCAATGTATTTTTAACACCATTATACAAAATATTAGGTGTTTCTGCAAAATTGAGGACAGAACCATTGGATAAATACAAATTGCTTGTACTAGGTGGTTCTGAATCTATATACAACCAAAAAGATAATCCATATTGATAATCTGGGGTAGTCATATTTGTTAATTGTTGCAGTGTAAATAAATCAGCTAGTTTATTCGTATAAATAGTTTGATTTATAATTTGCTTTCCCCCTTGTAATTGTATTCTTTCAGTTACAAAGGGGAAAAACAAATAAATCAATAATAATAAAATCATTATTACCAATAATATAAAAGAACCTATGTTAGTTTTGCTGTATTCATTATTAAATACATCTTTAACGGAGTTACTCATATTTTTGGTCGCATTTGATGGAATTAAATAATGGATGGGTGTTTCTATTAAATATATGAATAAACAAGGTATATACATAATAACATTGTATATAAATCGAAAAAAAGGACTATTTTTCAAATAAGTTCCTATATCAAAAAAACGGTATACTAAACTTAAAAAAACAACAACAATAAATAAATTGATAAATAATGCTAACATAGAATGTTTTGATTGAATATTTCCGTAAAGTCTAAAAATATAAAACAACAAAACACCTAGACCTCCCATTATTAAAATAAAAATACTAGCATTCAATAAATATCGGTATATTAAACTTCTAACGGTATTCTTATTCAAACTTTCCCTGGATGATATTTTAGTGTAAGTTAATAATATAGCTATTAAAGAAGCACCTACAAAAATAGAGATGAATGTTATACTTGTAAAATAAGTTGTAGCAATATTAAATGGATTAAATATAAATAAACAAATTAATAGAATCACGAATATTAATAAAATAAAAATAAATATTTTATTTATTTTTGGTACATTATTTATAGTATTATTTATCATGATTTATAAAATGTATTTTATATTATATAAATAATATATTTTTTTACATATTCTCCATAGCGGTTTTTTTGCCATGACAATCTCTACAAAGCGCTATTAAATTATCTACTTCATTGCCACCTCCATTTTCTAGTCTTATTTTATGATCAACTTCAAACCATGCATTTAGCTGATTTTGACAATGTCCGCATCTCCAGTTTTGTAATGATGCTACGTATTTTTTCTTCGTTTCACTTACAGAACGTTTTGTTGCTTTTTTACCAGTAATTTCATGTGTATTGTTGCTGTTTTTATATCCGTTCCCGTTCCCGTTCCCGTTCCCGTTCCCATAGTTATTATTAACCCGTCCAGACTCTAATATTCGTCTTTCAGCGGATTGAATGCCTAATTTATTAAAAAAACCACTTCCATATGGATATTGTGTTCCACCAGTTTGATTTGTTAAATCATTCATAAAAGATGTATTACCAAAACCCCCGCCATTTTCACCTTGAGACGTAAAATCTAAAATAGGACTAATCATATCCAATGATGATTTATCTATTGGCATGTATTTAACCATATTGTTGGCATTCATTAATATTTTTCTACTATCGTTAGGGTTACGTTTTATAATGAGATAAATACCTATACCCAATAATCCGAATACAGCTATTTGATAATATTTTTTATAGGAGATTATTTTTTTCAAAAATTTTCCATCATGATATGCATTATACATTAAAAAAATAGTAATACCTGCTATTAATAATTCTATTTTCATTGTTTTATGTTTTATTATTAATGAGATATGATATGATACGATATAATAATATGTTACGTATATACATATAATTATATAATTGTTTTTGATGTCATAATTTATTTTTTCGAATAGGAACTAGAAAAAAATTGAATAAATTTTGCTGTTTCAGTGTTGCTATTTTCATATTTTCTGCTAATACTAGTGGTGTCGTCGCTATTTTTTTCATTGTTTATCTTACGTTTATATCTTTCTAAAATAGTGTTCAACGAACTTGGGTGTTCTCTCTTCGCGTCGTCAAATAATTCATTTAGTTCCAACAATTCTCTCTTAATATCAACGTGGCTAATCGGTTCTAAAGGGTTTTCATATAAATAATGTATGATTATATGTTTTATTTTTTCACAAATCTGAATATCTATTTTTGAAAGCTTTGCTTGTTTTGTATAACTCATTATGTTTAAAATTGGAAAATACGAAAAAACAAATCCCCATATATCAATCGATTTCAAAAATACATTTTTAAAATAATCATGTAAATCTAATTTTTTATTTTTAACATCGGTGTAGTGATAAATGATTTTAGATATGTATTCTATAATGTAATAATAAGTGTATTCAGCAGTAACAATATCACTCTTTATTTTTTTATAAAGAGGTTCAATATTTTCATAAAACAATGTTTGCATAATTTTATTAATATAACGAATATGTCCAGTCTTATATTCTTTATTAATATGAACAAAATGTTCTATAATAAAAGCTCTTATATCAGAATAATATATATTATCAGCAATTTTTAATCTAGATGTTAAAAAATCTTCATATCCATCTTTAAAATCATTATTTAATATTATAACCGAAAAAGGTACATTGAATTGAATTGGACGATTAAAATGACCTCGAGATATAGGAAAACTATCATTTGAATTATAATTAGCATAACTTGTTGATAATCCCCAATCAATTATTTTACATTGATAATCGTTATCCATTAAAACATTTCCTGCTTTAATATCAGAATGATATATATGTAAATTATTCATAGGTATTATAGCATGTGTCAATAGATCTATAAGGGAATTATTTATTTTTTTATAGTCATCATACGAATTGCATTGTTTAATAAAATCATCCAAATCTTTTCCACCATTCGGCATATTAATGGCCATTATTGAATCCAATTTTTTATTAATATTTTTTTTCGTGATTTTTTTCTTGTTTAACGCTTTACACTTTGTTTCATAATATTGCAAATCGGACTTTGATAATTCAATGGGTTCACATAATTCAATATCGTCAATCAAAAAATATTTTTTGTAATTGGGTATGGTAATTAACCATTTTTTGTATTTCATTATTTCATCATATTCTTTTTGTGCGTTTTTTGCCAACATTAATTTTGTAATTTGTTTATTTTTTACATTGGATATATTATCATCGTTTTTGGTTTTACATTTAACAGATGGAATTAATAAACAACCATAACCACCTGATCCTAATACTTTACCACCATTAATTTTTTTGACAAATTTATTTTTTCTAGTGTTTTTGTTTGGTTTGGTTGGTTTGGTTAGGTTGTTTGGCTTTGTTAATGTATTACTTGATGACTTTTTTTTTGTTTTATTCATTATAACAATGAATAATAATAACAATCAAAATTAGATAATTACTAATATATATCTATATTATTTTTGTGTATAAAAGTAAATTAATAATCCTATTAAAATAACAATAAAAGCAACATATATTATTTTTTTTCGCAATCGCATATGTTCTGTCCAATGTATTTTTTTGGGTTTGTATTGTTCGTAATATAACGTATAAAATTGTTCTAAAGAAATGACTGGTTTTTCTAATTTTTCGTTTATCTTATTATGAATAAAATGAGTCCAACGAATGAACGATTCTTTTGAGTCTAAATACGGAACAACTGGATACAAATTCAACATTTTACTAAATTCATTTCCAATGCTTTCTATTGGGATAAAAAGACCAAAATTTTGAATTAAATCATAGTATTTTTTTTTAATAACTGAATTAGGATATTTGGGGTAAGTCATTGCAATTGTATGAATAAAAAACCAGTAATGGGGACCCCAAACATCTGGATCTAATTTTTTGTTTTGATATGCCATTAAAATGAAATGATATAAAAAGATTCCATAATAAACATATAAACCAAATAAACATATTTTCATATAAGTGAATATGAGTAATTCTACTTCTGTATGCAATAATTGTGGCAAGAACAATCATAATATATATCAGTGTAAATTGCCTATAACTAGTTATGGTGTCATTGTTTTTAAAAATAATAATAATATATTACATTATTTAATGATACGAAGAAAAAATAGTTTTGGATATATCGATTTTATAAAGGGAAAGTATTCAATTAACAACATTGAACAAATACAAAACAATATTGATGAAATGTCCAATTATGAAAAAACCATATTAGGATCACAACCCTTTGATTTTTTATGGAAACAATTGTGGTGTGAAAATGCTAATTTATCCAATTATAAAAATGAAGAGTATGTGTGTTGCAAAAAATTTGATGCCATTAAAAATGGTATTATGATAGACAACAAATTAATAACATTACGCGAACTGTTAGAAAATAGTAAAACTAGTTGGACAGAAACTGAATGGGAATTTCCAAAGGGTCGTAAAAATTATCAAGAACGTGATATTGATTGTGCTTTACGTGAATTTGAAGAAGAAACTGGAATACCAAAAGAAAGCATTCAGATTATAGAAAACGTATTACCATTTGAAGAAATTTATGTTGGGTCTAATCACAAAATATACAAACACAAATATTTTTTAGGAGTTATAAAAAATAATGATTCCATTGGATCCAATAATTCTGCTACTTTTGATTCATATTCTGATTATGATTTAACATTGTATCAACAATCAGAGGTAAGCAAATTAGAATGGAAAACCATCGAACAATGTCAAGAAAGCATTCGACCTTATAATTTAGAAAAAAAAACAATCATAACAAATGTGAATAAAATTTTGCAGGAGTTTATTTTGTGTCAGTGATATGGGTAGCAATGAATCATATAATTTACAATCTCAAATTTTCCAATTGTTGCATTAATGGTAATGTATTTTTTTTATATATTATTAAATCGATTAGATTATTAATAAATTCATTTATGTATTGTTTGTTCATAATCATAAATATTATATAAACTACTAGTAACAATACAAAAACCCATACACTTTTTTGACTAATTTTGGTATTCCAAATAGTATAAAGTGGAATAATTTTTAATAATAACATCATTAATAATAATAAAAAAACTAAATGAGCCGTTGTTTTATACCATATCATTACTATTAACAATAAAATATTAGAACTGAGCGCAAATAATAAACCTATTTTTGGATTATATTTTGTTACATGTAAAATGTACAATATGTACCATGTAAAAATCCAATAAGAAAAGTATTTAAAAATCATATAATAGTTATGATACAACTAATATAATAAAATATAATAATAAAATATAATTATATTTTAAATGATAAATAATGAGAATATAAAAGAGGATGAAGATGAAACAGGTTTCGAAAGTGAATCGGAATCGGAAAATGGTTCGGAATCTGACACTTTAACTCCAATAAATATAGGTGACACAGAAGATATAGGTGAAATAGACGATATAAATAATATTCAAAATTTAATAGAAGAAGATGAAGCAGTCGAAGCGGTCGAAGCGGTCGAAGCGCTCGAAGTAGTCAAAAAAAACAAAGAAGTCGAAGACGATTCAGAATTAAAAACAGATTTTGACGCGAACAATTGTGGAAATTTAGAAAATCAATTCAGTAAAGAATGCAATAAATTTCTTTTAAAGAAAGAGTTAATGGAATATGAATTTTTGTCAGAACATCCAGAAGAATCCGAATATTTATATCCTTCTTTAAATGATCCTAATTTTAATATTAAAATAGCAGAGAGAAAAGAATTTAATGAAACCCAATATGATGGATCTTTACATGATATTAAAGAACACGCTGATTATTTGAGCAAATTAAAATTCGAATTTGCGCCCCATCAAATTTTTGTAAGGAATTTTCTCTCGTTTCAAACCCCCTATAATAGTTTGTTGTTGTATCATGGTTTAGGTACAGGTAAAACCTTGGCATCCATAGGAGTTTGTGAAGAAATGCGAGTATATTTAAAACAACTAGGGATTAAAAAACAAATTATGATTATAGCATCTCCAAATGTACAAGACAACTTTAAAACACAGTTGTTTGATGAACGCAAACTAAAACTTAAAAATGGTTTATGGCAATTAGAATCCAGCATTGGTAACAATTTATTAAAAGAAATAAATCCTACTATGATAAAGGATATATCCAAAGAAAAAATCATTAATCAAATAAAAGTTCTGATTAACAATGCTTATACTTTTATGGGTTACGATGGTTTCGCCAACTATGTGCGAAGGGTTCAAAGTGTAAAAGGTGATTTTAAAAATGAGAAAGAGAGAGAAAGGAGAATGATGATGAACATTCAAAAAGAGTTTAATAACAGGCTATTGGTGATCGATGAAATACATAATATCCGTATATCAGAAGATAATGAAAATAAAAAAGTGGCACTTTACTTGATGACCCTTGTTAAAAATACAGAAAATATGCGACTCCTTTTATTATCTGCTACACCCATGTATAATAGTTACAAGGAAATAATATGGCTTATTAATTTGATGAATGCCAATGAAAACAGGGGGTTAATTGAGATTAAAGATGTTTTTGACAAAAAAGGAAATTTCAAAGAAGGAGGCGAAGAATTGTTGGTGAGAAAATTAACAGGGTATGTTTCTTTTGTTCGTGGAGAGAACCCATATATTTTTCCGTTTCGTGTTTATCCTAACTATTTCTCTCCAAAGGATACTTTTTTTGAGAATCCGGACCTTAGATATCCATTGTATCAAATGAATGGAAAGAAAATAAACCCCGATGATATATTAAAATTTACTAGTATTTATTTGACAAAAATAGGAGATTATCAATCCAATGTTTATTCCTATATCATTGAATATTTAAAAAATAAAAACAGGAAAAACATTGAGGGTTTAGGATCAGCGAGAGAATTATCCGCATTTGAGTCAATGGAATCGTTTGGTTACACATTATTACAAATGCCAGTTGAAGCCTTAAATATTGTTTATCCAAGTGAAAATTTGTCTGTCAATGAAAATGGGGGTGAAGACGGAAACACGAATGCAATAAAAATGATAGGTGGAGAAGATGGAGAAGGCGAATCAGGCGAATCAGGCGAATCAGGCGAATCAGGCGAATCATCTGAACAATCCATGGAAGACAACACCGAAACAATTACAACACAAATTGACCCTCATACACTGATAGGAAAAGTGGGTTTAGAGAGAATGATGAATTTTGTGGATACAAAAATACCATTAGAAAAGGGAAAATTTGAGTACAAAGAAGAAACACTTACACAATATGGTCGTATTTTTTCTCTCGACAACATTGGAAAATACAGTAGTAAAATAAAAAATATTTGTGATAATGTAATGAAATCCGAAGGTGTCATACTTATTTATTCACAGTATATTGATGCTGGGTTAATACCCATGGCACTTGCGTTGGAAGAAATGGGTTTTACTCGTTATGGAAGTAATTCTCTTTTTAAAACTCCTCCAACAGAACCACTGGATTCAAAAACAATGAAACCTCGCGTTCGTGATGGGTCAAGTGGTTTTAAACACGCTAGATATACAATGATCACAGGAGATATTCGATTATCACCAAATAATGACGATGCAGTGAAAGCACTCACAAATAATGATAACATGAATGGAGAGAAAATTAAAGTGATTCTTATTTCAAGAGCTGGTTCAGAAGGTGTCGATTTTAAATTTATAAGACAAGTGCATATTATGGATCCATGGTATAACATGAATCGTATTGAACAAATTATTGGTAGAGCAGTAAGAAGTTTTAGTCACAAAGATTTATCCTTTGAAAAACGTAATGTTGAGATTTTTATGCATGGTACTTTATTAAAAGACGAAGAGGTTGAATCTGCTGATGTATATATTTATCGAATGGCTGAATACAAGGCGATACAAATAGGAAAGATAACTCGTATTTTAAAGGAAACTTCCGTGGATTGTTTATTAAATCATGGACAAACAAATTTTACACAAGAAAATTTTGCAGAATTTTTAAATAAAAAAATAAAACAAAAATTATCCGATGGTACTGTAATCGATGATTTCCCGGTTGGAGATGTCCCATATACAATTGCATGTGATTATATGGATAATTGTCAATATAAATGCCGTCCGTTTAAAAAAATAACCGAAGAAAATATCAATGAAGACACATATAATTCTACCTTTTTAATGATCAATTCTGACAAAATCAAGGAGAGAATACGAAAATTATTCAAAGAACGTTTTTTTTATAATAAAACTGATTTAATATCTGATATTAATTTACAACATAAATACTCCATTTCACAAATATATGCTACTTTAACAGAAATGATCCAGGATGATAATGAACTCGTAGATAAATATGGACGTGCTGGATATTTAATTAACATTGATGAATATTATTTGTTTCAACCGATGGAATTAAACAATGAACGCATAGGTATATTTGAGAGAAGTGTCCCAATAGATTATAAACACAATAAAATACATTTTGAATTAGAACAAGAACCAGATTTAGACCAAAATCTAGAACAAGAAATTATACCTGTAGATAGTGTAATACTAGAAATTCAAACAATAAAAAAAACACATCTGGTAGATGAATTAATAAAAAGACTGAGAGACTATTTTAATGTAGCAATTAATACAGTTTCCATTCATAGGGGTGAAAATGATTGGTATAAATTTATTGGTGTAACAATACAAAAAATCATGACAGAATACAATATTGATATTAGTTTACTTATGGAGATATTAGTTGAACGTATTATCGACGTTGAATTAAACTACAAGGAAAAAGTAGAGTTATTCAAATATTTATATTCAAATGATACATTTGAAGAGAATAGTTTTGAATGGTATGCGAAATCATATTTTTCGGACAAGGTTATTAAAGGAAAACGATTAAATGCAATTGTATTTTATAATAAAAGTAAAAGACATGTTCTTATTAATAGACAAGGATCTGATAGTTATGAAACATGGTCCAATGCAGAACCAGAGGATTTACATGATATTTCACCTTATATTCGAGAGAAATACAGTATAAAAGAAAGTGAATACAACGAATTGGTTGGTTTTATTTCATTTGAATCAAAACAATCACATTATGTTTTTAAAATTAAAAATGTAAATGCGAAAAGAAACACTGGAGCTCGTTGTGATGAAAAAACAAAAGCCAAGAACATAGCTGTCATCAATGAAATTTTGAGAGAAGAAAAATATACAAAAGAAAATACCAAATCGATGGTGAATCAAGAATTATGTAGTTTGCAGGAATTTACTATGCGTTATTTTAACAAAATACGGAAAAATGGTAAAATTTGGTTTTTAGATACAGAATTAGCCATGATTTATAATTTTTAGCTATGTATGTGTTTATAATATAAATTTAAAATTGAAATATAAAGATATTAAATATGTTATCTTACTATAGTATAATAAACAATATAAAATGAGCGACAATGATTCAGAGGATAATAAAATAGTTTTAGCTATGGATAAAAATAATGAGTTCCAGAAAGAAAACATGGTAGAAGAAGAGCCTAACCCTAATCCTAACCCTAATCCTAACCCTAATCAACAACAAACAAATCAATCCAATCCTCAGAAAAAAAGAATGAATAAATCGTTAGGAAATGGAAACGGAAATGGAAATGAAAACCAATATTATATTTATTCAAAATCATTGTTAACTAGAAATATTACATTACCTATTACTATTATTGGGAGAAATATTAAAGAAACGATTGAGAATGTTATTAATCATCATTATGAAGGCAAATGTTTAGTAGAAGGATATATCAAACCAAAATCATCAAAAATCATTACATTTTCAAGTGGAGTTATATCAGGTGATACCATATCATTTGAAGTTGTTTTTGAATGTATGATTTGTAATCCAGTGGAAGGAATGAATATTATGTGTGTTGCAAAAAATATTACAAAAGCAGGAATTCGCGCAGAAAGTGCTTTAGAAACACCATCCCCTATTGTTGTATTTATAGCACGAGATCATCATTTCAACAACAACAAATTTATTAATATTCAAGAAGGGGATACCATGGTAGTGCGTGTAATAGGACAACGGTTCGAATTGAACGATCCATATATATCTATTATTGGAGAATTGGTTTCTACTACTATTTCAAAATCTGAAAAACCATCTGCATTTGCAAATAAAAAACAAAAAATTATTATTGAAGCAGAATAATTTATGATATTTAATATATATATTTTATATTTATATATATATAATGTCAACTGAATTTCCCGAACTCTTATTAAATCATAACAGAGATACAATATTAAATGATTTACAACAAAAAAAATTCGGTTACTATAGTTACAATGGTTATAATGAACCACTCGACCAATCAAAAGCACCAACTGTATATTTTACAAAAGAAACTGATAAAGATTTTAAACAGCTAGGTTACTATAAAAATATGTATTTTGATAGCAATTCTAACATAGTAATAACGTTTAAACCTTTAGACAACCTTTTTTCATCTGATCGGAAATTATATATATTAAATAGTAATATACCTAATGTTATAGATTATTTATATAATAAAGGTGAAGATATCAGGTTTCATTTAAAAAATGAAAATGATAAAACCTATACAGAGGTAAATTTGTATACCGGATTAGAAAAGAAAAACTACTTCAGACTTGCCAATAGAATAGATGAGGGTGGAGCTAGAAATAAAAGTAATAAACAACTAAAAAAAGTAAAAAAATTAAAAAAAACAAAAAAAAGAACAAGAAAACAACGAAGAAAACAACGAAGTAAAAGGATGTTTTCTATAAAATGAAAGATAATGTAAAAACATGCTATTTCACTTTACAATCATTATATGATACTAGTATGGCACGGAAGTAACAAACAAAAACACAAAAAAAGACAGAAAAATTATAGATTAAATAAAAATAATATAAAACTGTTGCATTATAATATTATATACTTATTTTTTATATAATACTATGGAAACACTACTAGAAGTATCCGACGTAGATAACTCTAACACTGCAACCAACGAAATTATAGACCAAAATGAATTTATAAACGTAAATGAATTAATTTACATTCGAGATAAAATTGAAAATATGTCAAAATACAACCAAGTAAATATTTTGGGGATTTTTAAAAATTTCCCAGAAATTACTTTGAATGAAAATAGTTATGGTATTCATATTAATTTAAGTGATGTTAAAAGAAATGTAATTACTCTTCTGTTAGATTATATTAAATATGTTTGTGAACAAGAGAATGAATTGCTTTCTATTGAACAGCAGAAGGAGGATTATAAAAATGTATATTTTGTAAAAGATAATAAAGATAACTCGAAAGTAGTAGTGTAAGAGTGAGACGAGAGCCGAGTGACGTTATGAATAAATTGAATATTACTAAAAATTTATTTAAGAGTAAAAGTGATATTTTGCTGGAAACATTACAACCATTTATGTTTAATAATGATAGGTTTATCGAGAGTAAAAAACCTAATCAAAATAATACTATAGCAGAAGATAGCAGTACTGATTTTTCAGTAAATGTTGCATATGATCCGATTCAAGATCAACCAATACCAAGCTCTTTTTGTCCAAAAGAAAAAGACAAGTTATTTTGGTGTTTTTTTATTATGAAACATGGATTTATTGAATATGAAAAATTGAGATTGGACATAGATAAACATGAGTCAATCAATATGGTTGTGGAGAAAAAACTAAAAATAGAGTATGTAGATAAATTACGAGAAAACAAAAATATAATTAAAAAATATAAAATTGCTCCATTATCGGAAGTAGAAAACTACCTGGTGAATGAAAATATGATAGATGTGAAAACATTTTTAATATTATGCATTTTGGAAGAATTGTCTGTCTTGTATTTACGAAAGAATACATATTATGAATTATCGTTTGTTAGTTCAGACACACCCTCAAACAAACCGCATGTTGTAGTATGTCATTCACCATTTAAATATACATATGAATGTGAAAAAACACCATCAGAAATAGAAACATATAAAAACACCTATTATAAATTGGATCAAATTGATAAACCAGTGAAAGGATTTAGTTCCTATAAATTACCTGAATTGGTGGAAATTTGTAATAAATTATCACTGGATGTTGTAAATCGTGTAACTTTGAAAAAGAAAACAAAACAGGAATTATACGAATCGATTATTCAGTATTTTTAGTTATGAAAACGTAACTCAATATAATTATATTTTTTTATTATATGGATAAATACTCTAAAATATTTATTTCGCGTGTCTTTCTTACTTTAGGACTTTTATTACAATTATTATTGATAATAAAGTCTGGAGTTGCTAAAATTAGCAGTCTTTCATTTATTATATTAGGAATTTCAGCATTTTGTATATTTTTAGCCGAAACAGAGGAAAAACATAAAAATCCGGTAGCATTTTTTAGACTTGTAAATGTTTTTCTATTTTTAGCGATTAGTGCGTTGGCATATAAGTTAAATCACAAATTTATTTAATCGATACATTAAATTTTATATTTTTTACAAGAAGAAAAATATAAAATCAAAAATAGCTTTTATTTACGATTCAATTTCATATGAGCAATCATGTGTTCATTTTTAGAAAGCGCGGACATCAATGATAATTCTCCAGCTAATACACCTGAAGCAATTATTTTGGCTAATTTACGCGCATTTTTACCATAATCTGTTTTATGGGATCCTTTTACACCTAATAAATCTAACATTGCTGATTGTGGTTGCAAATGCGTTCCACCTCCCACAGTTCCCACTT